GTTATGGACACAGATGTTGTGCCCATACGAGCTTATCACTCAACCAGAAAACCGCATTGACAAGAGCCACAACGATGACAAGAAGCTTTTTGCTAAATGTCACCTGCGGTTCATCAGTGCGACGCCTACCATATCCCTTTCTACGGGAAGATAGGTGATAATGGCCATAGGGCAAGACTTCCTTCTCAGGAATCTTGTCGTGGCCATTGTTTTCAGTTGACACCCGAAATCACGAAGCTGTAGTCTCAGTGCCACGAGCCGTAATTATTACGACTCGCCACCGAGCAGCTTGGTGATCAGGGCGTCCGAAGACGCAGTGAACATGGACTTGAAGCCCGTGTACACTGCGAGCGCCTCCGCGTTCGTGTAACCGGCAGGGGGGAGGTCGAAGACCATGTAGTTTGACATGGAAACTTTGACGTTCTCCGCAGGCCGGAACGGATCGGAGGTGATCTTCGAAGTGTCGATCCGCAGCAACCGTCGCGTCCGCTTGCCCACATCGTGGCTTGCGGTGACGACGATCAGGCCATCGGCGCTGGTGTAGACGCTCTCATCCTCTTCCACGCTTGTGCGTGGGAGGCTGACAGCGCTCGCCGGCGCGATGGTCACGGACAACGGATCGGTGAACGACATGAGCATCACTCCTAGGAGCCCGGTTAGACTCCCATTGGCGTTTTGACGCAGAAAAGAACATCACTTATCTCCACTTGGTCAAACCAAGGGCAATAAGTATGGCTTTTTGTAGGCCGGACAAACCGTCCCACTGGTAGCCGAACCCATAAGGTGTTGCCTTCCGCCGTTGTTTCACTTCAGAAATGAAGGAAATAGACGGAGGGAATACATCCCGCGACTGAAAAGCCGTAGGAGGTAGATATGTATAGGTATACTTTGAAACAGTATGTTCCATTATATACCCGTACACCAACACCTGGTTATCGATGATCCATGCATCGAGGTTCTTAAGAACATCGCCTGCATTGGTGAACCAATCGATACCCCAGCTCCACGGGGTAAGGTTCCAGACAGCTGTAGGTGTAAGTCTTACACCTAGAAGCTTTTTAGCTTCAATTACCTGTCTGGCCATCCGATCTCTGGTGTTACCACCAGAAGGGATGTAGTACGTGAAAGCGCCGGAAAACCAGCACTTACGCGTCTGCTCCCAAGTTCGGATAACCTTTCCCGTTGCGATTGCTCCACTAACATACATGACGCTACTACTGGGCGAGAACCAAGGGTTCGCGGGATCAGCAATAACCGTGTAATCAGTGGAGACCTCGTCTGGGAAGCCATAAGACCTCCGTACCACTTTGCCTGAATCACGCTCATACTGTGAAATCACAGAATCAGAGTGGGTGATACTCTTGGAAAGATCCTTGAGATCACCGACAAAGGGTACCCAACCAAATTGATAGTTGAGAAATTCGTGCCCAAGAGACTTACGAGCCTCTCGGGGTGACGAATGACGGAGCTTAGACAAAGCTCCGCCAACAACCTTCGGGATACCATCCTGAAGGAGCTCACCTAGAAATGTGGTTAGATCGGAGGTAGGGTTTGTTGGAGAACACCGAGAGATAGCAGTCGCCCCTCTCTCATCAAGATCGTCGTTAGACGAATTGATGAAGGGAGGAAACGACATACGCTCATCATTCGGTGCAAGAGGAAGGAAGAGACCACTATAAGTGGCCCTTGCAAACCTCTTATCATCAGGGAAAGCATTGAAGGGCTTTTCGCCTTTCAAATATCTTTGACCTGAATCGGAAAATTCGACATATCGTTTAGACATGAAGAAATTTCCACCAACATCCCTGATAGAACGACCATCTGAAAGATGACCGTTCCAATCCGGATGGCTTTCTGACACAGTAACCTGTGTCCCCTTCATGGAGGACTTGGCAAAAGTGTGGTCAACGACATCGGTGGTTACATCACCATCGAGGCCGGGGCCATCACTCCAAGTCCGCAAGGTGCTTATAGAAACACCAGGCGGTGGAATGGATCTCTTACGAGTTCCAATAACCATACCTCCTTAAGGGCCAGAAAGCTACATGTATAGAACCCCCTCATAAAGGGCTCTGGTTCGAGATAGCTAAGCTATCTCATCACTCTCAACACGAGAGTTCTCGAGACACAACCTGCGGACAGTCGCCCAATGGATTGAATCCATTGAGAAGACAAATTCTACAAGATAGGAGTTGAGGGTTTTACCCCTCAAGTCCTTAGTAGAAGTCCGAGTGAATCCAAAAGCCTTGTCCTTGCGGACAAGGGAATTTTGGAACCTGACGAATTCGCCATAGGCGAACCTGAAGTTCATGGGCTTCCGATTAAGGAAGACAGGAACCTCAACGTCCAGGAATTCTGAGCATCGAATGAGGTCTTTTACGAACTCATCGATGACACCAGAAGAAACCTTACGAAGAGAGCTGTCACTAAAAGTGATAGACACCTCCTAAGGACTCGTGAACCGAGAACCTCACATAGAGAGTGGATGTTAGCACTGCGCCCAGGGCCCCGCAAGGGGCCC